GAAAAAAAAGAATCTAAAAAAATTAAAGAGTAATGGCACAGACCACAGGCATAATAAACTCGTCGAGCATGCGGGTGTTTCTCGGAACTACAGACGACAGCGAGGTAGTAGTTGACCACGTAACAGAGTGCAGCATTTCCCTAACTACGGATATGCGCGACATCACTACAAAAACCAGCGCGGGCTATCGTGAACTTTTGCCCGGTTTGAAATCGGCAAGCATGAGCGTTAGCGGCCTTTTTGCAGAGGATGCGACTAACGGTTACAATGAACTTGTAGCGCACCAGCTTTCAGGCGAAAAGCTTTTTGTAATTTTTACAAATACAGGAGCAGGAGAAGTGGCAAACCAAGGTGACGAGCAGTTTGATATTACTGGTTACATCTCAAGCCTTGAGCAAACCGCAGGCGTAGAAGACAACGTTGGCTTTTCTATGACTATCGAAGTAACGGGCACAGTTGTACGTGAGGTGATTGCGTAATATCTTTACCGCATGGTAGAGATAAAATTAGACGGTAAAACCTTCCCCATCCGTGCAACTATGCGCGCTTGGAGAAAGTTTGAAGATGCGACAGGTAAAAAGGTGGCAGATGTTGACAGCAACGACGTTACCTTGATTCCTGAGCTGGTTTATTATTTTGTGCAAGAGGGTTGCAAAAGCCAAGGCATGGCGTTTGAAATGGACGTAGATGATTTCTTTGGTATGATAGAAATATCAGACTTGCAAAAACTCAGCGAAGCCGTGGCGAAAGTCATGGGCGGCACACAAAAAAAAACAAAGGCCAAGGCAAGCCGTTGACATGGGATGAAATTGAGGAAATGGGGTTAGGCCAATTGCGTCTAACCCCTTTTTTGCTTTATGGTTTGACGTTCGCAGAGTTTGGCAACGCTATGGCGGGGCACTACAAAGAAATTGAAGAACGTGAGAAAGCGGAATGGGAGCGCACACGGTGGCTAGCAGCTATTACAATAAACCCACACGTAAAGAAAAGGATAACCCCGAAAGACTTGGCAACCTTCCCATGGGAGAAGAAAGAAAAGGCTGCCGATGGAATTGGTATCTTGCGACAGTTAGCAAAGTAAGAGCATGGCAAAATTAGGCGATTTAATTGTAAGGGTTGGCGCGGACACCACGCAGCTAAATAAGAAACTTGGCGACGCACGCAAAAGCATAGCAAAGAATACGCGAGAGATTCAGCAGCTTGGCCGAAATATGACCGTTGGCATTACTGCGCCACTGGCGTTAATGGGTGCAAGCAGCGTGCAGGCATTCCGCGAACAGTCTAAAGCCATTGCACAAGTTGAGGCGGGTTTAAAGTCAACGGCGGGGCAAGTCGGAATGACTTCGCAGGAGTTGCAAAAGATGGCGACCGATTTGCAGAACAAAACACTGTTTGGCGATGAGGTTATTTTGAAGGATGCAACCGCACAGCTTTTAACGTTCACCAATATCACCGGGGAGCAGTTTTCACGAACGCAGGCGGCGGCCCTTGATTTGGCTACCCGTTTAGATGGCGACTTAAAAAGCGCATCTATCCAATTGGGCAAGGCGCTTAATGACCCAATTGCAAACCTTAGCGCGTTGAGCCGTTCGGGTATACAATTTAGCGAAGACCAGAAAAAAGTAATTAAGTCCCTCACGGAAACGGGCCGACTTGCAGAGGCGCAAACGCTCATACTTGACGAACTTAACAAGCAGTACGGAGGAAGCGCAGAAGCCGCAGCCGAGGCAGATGGTGGATTCACGCAGTTGGCTAATTCATTTGGCGACTTACAGGAGGAAATAGGCGCTTTGTTAGTCGAGTATTTACGGCCTATTGTTGACCAGCTTAAAACGTTTGTTCAATTCTTGCAAGGCACAAGCGACGGCACAAAAAATGTGGCTTTAGCTATTTCAGGAATTGCCGCAGCCATTGGCCCTGTACTGCTGATTTTGCCCAATTTGATAAGCGGAATTAAAGCAGCACAGGTAGCGTTTAAATTTCTCAACACTACTATGCTGGCGAACCCGTTTGCACTTGCTGCCACGGCCTTGGCGTTAGTTGTCACGGGCATCATAATGCTAACCGATGAAACGAAAAAAGCGGTAACGGCAGTTGACGCGTTGACCGAGGCAAACAAGAATTTAACGCTTGAGGAACAGAAGCGAAATATCGTGGTGCAAATTGAGCAACAGAAAAAACTTGTTGCAGAATTAGAAGCCGAGAAAGCCGCGAAAGATAAGATTGCCCAAAAGTTTGGAGGCAAGGCAATCAAAGAACAGAAGGAAGCAAACGCAGCATTGGCCACAGCTAACAGCGAGTTGGCTACAATGAATACGATGCTGGACGAGGTGAATACAAAGCTCAATGAGAAAACGCCAAAACCTGTTGAGGATTTAAGCGCAGCAACTGACAAAGCTGCAAACGCATTCAAACGCCTCACGCCATTGGTAAGCAAGGCACTCAAGCCGTTACAAACGAAAGAACTGCAACAAAACATACTCGGAGGCATAAAACAAATTGGCCCAACTGTACAGGAACAAATGCAAATTGCACAGGAAAGCCTAAAACAAAGCCAGCAAGCAATGCGCGGTTTTGCCATGCAAATAGCCAGCGGTTTGGAAGGTATTTTCACAGGGCTGTTGCAAGGTACGTTGAACTTTAGGCAAATGATGGGAGACGCTCTAAAAAGCGTGTTAGCTAAGGCCGTGGCTTTGCTTGCCGTGTTTGGTATTTTAACAGCACTCACTGGCGGTGTTGGCGGTGCGTTTTTTGAATCGGTCGGAGGATTAAAAAACTTCATGAGCGCGGGATTCAATTTGCCAACCGGAGTGTTTGCCGATGGCGGTATTGTTTCAGGCCCAACGCTTGGCCTTGTAGGTGAGTATCCCGGCGCGAAAACTAACCCGGAGGTAATTGCACCACTTGACAAATTGAGGAGCATGATGGGCGGCCAGCACGTGCAAGTAACAGGCAAGATTTCAGGCCGTGATATATTGTTAACGAGTGAACGAAATGCAATTGACCGAAACCGAGTGAGAGGATTCTAAGACATGGACCCGATACGACTATACGCAGATTTCAAAGATGATAACGGCCTTGAGTACCGTTTGAACATTCACCAAGCAGGATGGCAAGTAGAGCCGTTTGAATTCAACCTTGGCGCTGATGGTTTTACGCTGCAATACAGCGGCGACAATGAAAACCGAATGCAGCCAATCATAGGCAGTGAACTTACATTTACGCTCATTGAGAACGCCCAACAGCATACAAGTTTTATCGGGCAGTTAGCAAATTCGGAGGATGCAGAATTCACAATATCCGTTTGGAAAGGCTGGCAGGTTACAGATGAATTATTTTGGACGGGCGTGCTATTGTCTGAGCAGATAAGCCTAATGGATGAGGCATACCCAATACAAAACACGTTTAACGCCGTCGATGAATTAGGCAACCTTGCCAATACATTGTACACGAACGACGGCACGGCATACACAGGCCGCGACAACATAGCGCAGCATATTTACAAATGCCTACTCAAAACGCGGGCGCTCCATGTGTACGACAGCACAGATGTCTTATTTAAATACGCCAATAATTTTTACCCTACAACAGACTTTCAAAGCACCAACGCGCTCATAGAGTCAGAGGTAAACCACTCAGCTTTTTACAATCAGAATGAGAATGGCACACCTGAATTTTTCGACACGTTCAAAGTGCTGCAAGATTTGGCAATCACATTCAACAGCCGCGTGTTTTTTGCTGAAGGCGTGTTTTACTTTATACCAATTGGCGCGGTTACTGACAGTACCAATATATCTTTTTACAGCGTCACCAAGGGCGGCACAGTAAGCGCAAGCACGACGACGGTAGATGTAAACTTAGAGGTGGGTGAGGACGTTATAAGGCTTGCAGGTGGCTCGACTACTTTCTTACCGCCATTGCAGAAGGTCCAACGAATTTGGGAAACAAACGCCAATTTCCCTGTGTTGTTTCAGTTCGCGCAGTTCTTAAATTCTCAAGGACTCTACAGCGAGTTAATTGGCACGGAAATAACTGATGATGATTTGGTTTATGAATCAAACACCGTTCTGCGTTTGCAGCTACAATATCGACACAGCTACCCCGGTGGGGGCACGTTTCCAGTTGGTGAGGATATATTAGGTCGTTTGGTTTTACGATTGCGCATTCAGTGCGGCACGCTTTTTCTAGCAAATTCTGTCACTTTTGGTCCTGATACTACGGAATACGGAAACTACCAAAGCAGCGTAAGTATTGACAACATGAATATAAGTGGCCCGGCATGGGGTTCAAGTGGTTATTTTTACATCCCTTTGACTCCTGACCCAATGTACTTCGACAGAAACACGGGGCAAGTGCATTTGGAACAAAGCTTTTACAGCAATGTCCTAGAAGTGCCGGGAGGTCAGCAAAATTTATTAGTGGATTTACCTGTTTTACCTTCTGAGCAAACTGGTTTAAGTGTTACGGCTACGGTAATGGCAAACGACCACGCAGGCGGACCCATTACGGATATAAACGGCTCGACAGCTTACGGCAAACTTTCAAATATTGCCGTGTATGTTATGACTGGAGAAGCGACCAACGGCGACCAAGTAATATACGAGGCCAACACAGGAAACAGCGGCCAGCTCATTGTTGAGCAGCCTAGTGTAGAAATCGGTTCGGGCACGTTCGACAACCATAAAAATATATATGACAATTCTGAACCCGGTGAAGTAATAAACGAATGGAGCGGGATACTTTACCCACTAGCAGACACGTCCATCCATTCGCTAGGAGTGCAGGAAATTATAGCGGGCCAAAATAATAGCACGATGATAAAGCGCGGTGGCTATTATAAACGATTTGCTAGCCCGTTGAATACGTTAGAGATTGAAGGCGTTTTTTATTTACCCTTTCAAACGTCGTTCATAGCGCGACCGATTGAAGGCGAATTTGAAGCGTGGCAGCTCGATGATAATGACGAGGATATAGTAGTGCCACAGCCTGAAGTGATTGACACGCATAATCCGCAGGACGACAGCGAACCCGTGTACGATATTCGCAACACCTTTGCGCCTGATGCGGGAAACATTGCCCCAAACGTATTTCGACGCTTATTACAGCAGCCAGTAACAAGTGTAACAAATCGTCTTAGCTCCTCATATACAGTAAGCGCCACTGATTATATGGTGATGAATACGTGGGCTGGCGCAAATGGCTCAAGCTTGCTTTATTTGCCGAGCGTCACAAATAACGAAGGGCGCACGGTGCAATTTCATAGCGACGGAACGATAGCAGCCAATAAATTTATTTCACTACGTCCAAACCCTAGCGACTCAGGTGTGACAATTGACGGCGGACTTTCTTACAACTTCAACCGCGCTTATGACGGCATTACTATCTTGTGCCACAATTCGAATTGGTTTATCATACAGAAAAAAGAGAAATGATGCAGTGGGAATTTGTGGCAATCGTTTTGCCAGTGGCGGCGGGTTTGGTTGGTGTATGGGTAAACCTTAACAGCACGGTGGCACGTCTAAAGAGCCGCGTGATTCAATTGGAGATTGACAGCAACGAGATAAAGAGCGACATGAAAGAACTACTGGCCAGCGTCCACAAAATCGAGTTAATGCTTGCAAAG